ACAACCTTTGGAAGCAATTCATAATATTTCACCTATCAAAACTCGCTCAGATCTTTATTATCTGAATTTATGTATAAATGGAAAAATGATTAATTCTATATGCAATGCTAGAACCAATTGTAATTTAAATTCCTCTTGGAAAGAAAAGGATTGGATGATAATTGGTGAAATAGAACCAACAAAAAATATTGTGATTGATGTCAAAACCGAAAAATCAACTAAACAATCCGAATTCAATGTTATAATAGAAAAAGTCGGCCGAGCTCGTAAATATTACAGAAGAAGAGATCGTGGATTGGTGTTTGTTTACATTTAAAATCAAGCCTAATAATGTTATAACGTCTTATATTCTTATCTACATATGGAAAACCTTTCCAGAAAGAAAATCAATTTGGGAAATTATATTTAAAAAAGGTATTAAATTCCTCAAGAATAATAATTCGTTTCCCGATGAAATTGTTGAAAAGAGACAATTTTAAAAAAAAATAAAATATTTATTTACGAATTTGCTTTTTTCAATATATTTGAATATCCCGGTGCTTCTGGTAATTGAGAATCTGCCATTGCTCCCATGAGACTTGAAGACATTTTTTGCATTCCTGCAAAAATTTGAGGATCTTTAAAAACTTCTCCAGCCAAGGTTTGAAAGAGGTCTCCGATATCAGCTGGATTTCCATTTTCATCCAATTTAACGGTATTATTATTATTTACTCTCAGTGTCATATTTTGAATACTCGACATTAATTCTGTAGGAATAGAATCTATCAATTCAGAAAGGTTTTGCAATTGACTCAATTTGTTGTGGAAACTTTTAAAATCATCCGTAGTAAATTTATCCCATTCATTTTCCAATTCCAAAAGATTTAATAATTCAATAGAATTGAGATTTTTGCAAATATACATAATATTCTCTTCTGAATATTTCTGTACTTTATCTTCTTTACCTTGGATAGTTTTTTTCCATATCTCTCTTGGTTTACAAGGATTTACAGAAATCGTACTTTCTATCATCCTACGTAATAATTCATAGTGAGCAGTTTTATGAGGAAGTTTTTCAGTCAATAGGGTCAATAGGCTCAATATCGTTACATTGAAACCTTTATAAATCAAATGCTGTTTTTTTTCATCTTCTACAGTAGAATATTTTCCAGATCTTTCTGGAATTTCTGGAGGTCCATCAAACATGGATGGATATGAATTTCCAGATTTTTTATCTGTAGGTCCATTTCCAGTTACAATCATTTCAGCATTTTTCATCAATGTTGCTACCATTTTACTCATATCAAAAGATTGAGATTTGGAATTCGTCTTGTTAACTTGGGGTATTTGGACAGGAAATTCTGCCATATTTTTTGTAATCAAATTAGTTACATCTTGAAAACTCATTTTATCTAATTGTTCTTTTGGAGTATCTTGAATCGCTTTTTGTATATTAACAGTTGCCATTTTAGGTAAATTTTGCATCAAATTAAAAATATTCGGATCCAGATTAAAATCCCCATTTTTCGGAGTTGTCTTTTTGGTATCTATTACTTTTGCATTGGCAATATTTTGAGGAGTTGGTGGTTGTCCACGTTTCTTTTTTACTATTACTTTTTTGGTTTTTCTATTTGGATCGGGTATTTTTTCTACAGATTGTTTTTGCATTTTTACTATAAATCTTGAATATAAAAATATAAATATCATGAACGATTGAAAAAAATTTATTCACACTCTCAATGCAGTATTTTGAGCTGCATTAATAAAAATGTTGTTTCTATTAACAGGCTCATTAATATTAAACTCATCATCTAGTTGTGCATTTAAATCCTTGAATGTTAGACCAATAATGTATTTATCATGTTTAATGGTATTAGTTCCAGGTATAAGCTTTTGGGATTGCTCTACATGAAGTCCCTGAGTATCGAAAACTGGTCTCCAATAATCATCATGCCAAGTGATTTTACCATACATATATCCGACTTTTTCACAAAACTTTTTCACTTCAGTAACAAATTCCGTCCACGTACAATATACTGTTGGATCTATGACGATCTTATTATTCTCGCTAAGATCTTGAAAGAAATGTTGTAATTCGTGGACGGTTTGCATAGTTCTCTTACTTTCATCTATTAATGCTTTTGATAAATGTAACCATATATCTTCTTTTCCGTATAAAGCAGTCATTTCTCTATATGCCTTGTTGATTTTCTGTATCCACAATGAAAATTCGGCCATTAAATTATCCATAAGATTAGGATCGATTTTTTTTGGATGAATAAATTTTCTAAATGGAATAATTACTAATCTACGTTTCAAAGATGAAGAATTATCCCTCCAAGCTTTAATCATTTCATTTGCTGCCAAATAAATTGGAGATTTGAATTGAACAACATATGCATCTCTATGTTTTTTAGCAACAAGCAATTCTTCACAAGCAGCACATTGTTGAAATTCTGCTTGATCCCATTTGAAATCCTTTTTTACTTCGTATCCAAAAACAATATATTTTGCATCTTTATCATCTCCTCCTACAATTGAAGACATGGCCCATTGTCTTTCTATATTATTAGATAAAACTCCTACATTTTCTGTCTTGAAAAATTGTCTTAGATATTTCAATACGGTAGATTTTCCGGTTCCTCCATAACCTAATAATAAAACACTAATCTGCCAATTTTCCTTGTTCATTTGACCACACCAATATAAACCTCTTCCCAAAAGAGCATAAATCCAATCTCTTGTATCATCATCAAACTCTTGACAACTTAATAATTGCTCAAAAGACCAAGTAGGAATTTTCTTCCAATACCCTTTTATATGTTGTCCATTTGCATTCTTTGAAGGTAAATCCATTTCGATAAATTCATGATCGATATAAACTCCAGAACAATAATTGCTTCCTATAAATATACCTCTTTGTTCTTTATTCTTCTTAATGGATGGATCAATATCAATAACAATTGCATCAAAAATGCTTTTATATTTGGGTATCTTTTTTCCCAATTCTTTCAATTCATCTACAGTTTCATTGTAATTTTCAACAGGAACATCTTCTTTTCTTTGAATTCCATAAGTGTATGGATTTTTATCATCATATGGGAAAAATTTATCTTCACCTACATCATATATACCGTTCCTCCATGAAGCAAGATATCTATTAGGCTCTAGTTCCGGAAAGTAGCTAGTCCTTATATATCTCAAAATTTTTATGGTTTGCTCTGGTATATGAGCTCCTTTAGAATATAAAGTTTTAAACATATGTTGTTGTCTATCAAGATCAACAGATGACCAAACAAATTCTTCAATTGTTTGAAATCTTTCCCAAGCATTCGTATAGAATCCTTTACTATTATAAATTGGTCTATAAATACATCCTTTAAATCTTCTATATCTTCTCGTCTATTAAAAAAATTATAATTAAAAAGATTAAAACCTGTAAAGTCAATAGACAATATAGTAAAAATTTGGTAGAATCTGGATATTCTTCTTGTTCGCTTCTAGGAAGATATCTTAAAATACCTATCGAAGAATCTGATAAATCTAATTCCGGATTTTTTGATCTATGTTGCCAGAGTATAAAATTATAGTACAATTCTGAAGCATAGGATATAAGCATAAATAATCTTTGGAATCTTCCTTCAAATTCTGCTGATCTCGAATATGTTTCATTTCTAATCAAATCAGCGACTGCAAATCTAAAATTTAGATTATGTATGGGTTCCAGAAGATTTTTATCCATCAACATTTCGACTTGATAAGGAGTTGGTTCTTCATTTTTACCAATTCCAAGACAATATTCAATAATTTCAGTCATTTCATTAATTCTTTCACTTTTTTTCGAATCAATTTTTATAGGAGTCCATAATTCTTCCATAGCAACAAGCATTTTGAGCAATTCTTCTGGTTCAGGATTTGTTTCTAGATTAAAATCTATAGGATTTTGAAGGGCTTCCAAAGCCCTAAGACATCTAGCGATTCTTTGTTGTGTTGTTTCGTTTTTTGGATCATCTTCTATATCAATTGTCTCAATATAAATATCTTCTTCATCCTCATCATCAGAATATTGTTTTTCATGCTCTTCTCTAGTCATTCCTAAAATTTGATTAAAAATGAGGATTTAAAAATACGTAGAGTAGGTTCTTCATCCGAATCATTATTTTTCTTTTTCTTCTTAGTAGATTTATCATTTTTTGATTTTTTTGATCCAACTTTGAATAGATTGAATTCATCGACATCTTCTATCATTGTCGAAAATTTAATTAAAATTAAAACTATTAACACATTGTAAATTTAATCCAGACGACGTTTATTTCCAAATGTTAGCGTCTTCTACCCAGTACAAAACTTATAACAGACTCCCAATCGTCACAAAAGATCAATTTTTACGATGGGAACTCGTAAATAATATGCTTTTGGCGCAAAAATCAAACACATATAATCCGTCTACAAGTCGAAAAGATTTCCAAACTTTTGTAAATAGTTTAAAAAAAGATAAAATGAATCTTAATGAAAAATTATTCGACGGAATTCTTAACCAAATAGAAGAATTAGTAGACCTATCGCGTAATACTATAAATGCTGAACTAGAAGTTCATATTGGCAGATTAGAAAATAAAAAATTCATATCTGGTGTTTCGAAAAATTGGTTTGATCAACAGCTATTAAAATTAGAATCTTTTTCAGGATGGGAAGATCATGATAAAGAATGGAATTTAATCGAAGAATATATATTTGATAAAGATATTAGATTAAGAAGAAATCCAGATGGCGTTGGAACATTTATGAAGAAAACTTTGATAAAAGGAATAGATATAAAAATGGATGATGCTATATATGATTTGAGAATAGTTTTAAAATCCGAAAATAATGCTCATATTAATTACGGAGAACCAAACTATTTACGTTTTAAAGAAAGAAAAACATTTACACATAAAAATTTTACATATTTTTTCTCCAAAATATGGGAAGGTAAAAATTTGGATCAAATCTGTAAAAAACAACCAAAATATGAAATAGAATTAGAATGTACAAAAATGATTGATGATAGTAAATATCTTACTAAATCAATGATTATTAAATGTAAAGATATTATAGGTACATCGAATAAGAGGACTTTTACTGAATCTTTTCCAAACAAAATTAGGAAAATAGAACCTCCAAAATTAGATGCAAAATTTTTTCATGAAGTAGATCAATTATGTAAAAAATTATTGCCAGATAATTCACCTCAAACACTGCAGATTACTCCTATATATAATTTATCTCATCAAGAAAAATTATCGAGTTTCCAATAAAAAAAAAATCCTTTTTAAAGCGCTTTCTATTTTATTTCATAATTTTCAAAAAATAATGAGCCACCTGAAACAATTTAAAAAGCAAAAAATATTATCGGAAAATATTCTTACATCTTGTAAAATAGAAAATGGTCTTCAACACAAAATGCCTGAATTAGAAAATCATTTTCCAAAAACAATTTGTCAATCATGTAAAAAATCCACATTCTATTACGTATCAAATGCTACTTCTAAAAAATGCAATATTGATCACAATAAGATATTTTGTTTGGAATGTAAAAGTAATCTATCTTTGGAAAATAAGAATATATTCCAAAAATGCAATCACTCATTTTCACCAAGCAAAACAACCAAAAACGAATACAACTTTAGAGAAATATATTGTTTCAAATGCAATTTACGTGTGCAGATTTCTACACCTTGGATTTGTTGTTTTAAACCTTGTGATAATATTTATATCAAGAAAACGACATTTGTGGTACTATATCCATTTCATAATATATCGAAATTTACTATTAATGATAATACCAATTTGGTTTGTGGATCTTGTTTACAAAACGAAAATTTCGAATATAGTAAAAAAGAAATATATTCGTATTTTCAAGATTGTATACATGAATGGGAAAATTTAAAATTTCCATTTCCATATATTTGTAAAAAATGCGATTTGAAAGTCTACTGTGCAAAATAATAAAATCCCTTTGTAACGATATAGGATTTATTCATACATTGAAATTCCGAAATAAATTTGTTGTGTTGAAAATTGAATTATTTTATTATTTTATTTTGAATAGAAAAAACAATTTTATGTATAATTCCGAGCATAATCTATTTGGAATTCCTGTACAAGAATTTGATATCTATAAATCTGTAGATAATTGGTACTCTAATATTCATTATGGACATAATCCGAAATCTATTTTATTAAAAGAAGAAGATTTTTCATCCCGATGGATAGAACTTTTTTCATATCCTTATTTGGATCAAAGTAATGATAATTTTGAAGCAAATCCAGATTGGTTAAAAGCTAAAAAAGATTTTTTATCTGGTAGTGAGGTAGGTGCAGCTCTTGGTGTAGGATGGGATACCTCGGAACAATTTGTACAATATAAATCTGGTAAAAAAGAGAAAATATTTCCTGCTAGAGCACAAATCGCAATGAAACATGGAAAAATAAAAGAAGATATAGCAGGGTTAAGATATACATATGAAGTTGACGATATCACTTTTAAATTCGGTTTAATACCTCATCAAGATAAAAAATGGAGTTTTTTAGGTGTTTCTCCTGATTTGATAAGATTTTACAAAGAAAGACCAGTTGAAATTAAATCACCGTATAGTCGTCGTATTCTCGATATGAATAAATTAGATAAAGATGTAAAAGTTTTGATTAGAGATGTCTTATTAACTGGAGAAAGACATAAATACTTATCTATTACCAATCTTCCGATTTCTTATACCAATCTTTTAGACAAATATATTGATTATTATCATCAGTGTCAATTACAAGCAGAAGTTTTAGATATTGGTGATTATATAGATTTTACTCAATTTGGATGCAATCCGAATCCATTTTGCTTAAATTCGGATATCGTAACTATAACAGAAATACCTAGAGATAAAAATTGGATTCAAAAATATGGAGATCAATTACGAAAAGTTTGGGATGAAGTTTTATATTATCGAGGAAAAAATGATAAAAAAAGAAAGATAGAATATATAAGTGATGAAGAAAATATTTGTCCATTTTGACCTTTTATAAAAATTATTCTTCTTTTGTTTAATTTTTCACTCAATATTATTTTGAGCTAGTTCTTACAAATCATTCCTTTTGTTTAAAATCTCATTTTTCACTTTTTCCATTATATCCTTTTTTCTAATATTATCTTGAGCTAGTTCGTGCAAATCATTCCTTTTGTTTAAAATCTCATTTTTCACTTTTTCCATTATATCCTTTTTTCTAATATTATCTTGAGCTAGTTCATGCAAATCATTCCTTTTTTTCATAACTTGTACAAGTTCCTTCATCATAGTTTCGTAAACTGGGATATTTTTATTTGTCATTTTTATGATCCTATTTTTTACTTCTGTCTTGTTGCAAATTTCTGGTTTACTGTTTACATCTATTTTCTTTATATAATCTTCTGTAATATCTACAATTTCTTTATCTCCCATTGTATTTATAACGATTTTTTCTTGAATTATTGGAAGCAACCCAAATCTACATAATTCATATTCGGTATATAATTGAAATGGAACATAATTTGCAATTCTTTTAACGATTCTTATTTCATATCCATTTTCTTTATATAGAACAATTCCATCTCTTATTGTGTTTTTCAAATCTGGATTTTCCAATTGGTTTAAAATGAAATTGTTTGCACCAACTTTATCAATACAATAACTTTCTGCTAAATGGTTCATCATTATCTGAGCTTTTTCTCTGGAAGTAAATAAACCTTTTGCAAATATTTGTAAAGAAGGATTTTCTTTCCTGTAAACGGTGTAGGCAAAAACATTAATACTCATTTTATATAAACTAGAAATAGAAAAGAAAATAAACAATCTCTTATGAAATAAGTTTAATTCTGTGTGAAAAGAAATATTTGCATCAAAATAGTTTAAACATGTCGTATTTATTGATGCAGAAATGAGTGGTAAAAAAAAGAATATTCGTCTAAAATATTAAAAATGCATTGGTAAATCTTGGAGTAACCTTATTGGATTTATGAACAGGAAAAATCATCGATACATTAGAATTAATTATAAATATACCAAAAGATAGAAAATGGGATGAAAATGTTAAAAAATGGATGCTTCAACAACCTAAACTTGTAGAAGTGGTAAAAACAGTTTTAAAGGATCAAGGATTGGATTATTTAGAAGCAATGACTATTTTTAAGGATTTTTTAATTACTTATTACAAACAATTCCAAGGAGATATAGTTTTGGCAGGAGATCATATAGGA